TACAATGATAGTACCGATACTTTAACAGTTGTAAATCTTGTAGAATCCTCAGCATTAAAGTATAAAAAAGACATTATAGCAATATCTGAATCATTACAAAATGTTCGTCAGATGCAAGGTGTATACTTTACTCGAATAGAGGACGAATCAAGACAGATAGGATTTATTGCAGACGATGTATATAAAATATACCCAGAATTAGTAGAAACTAAAGACGGAGAGGTAGAGAGTCTACGTTATCAGCGTATTACCGCTGTATTAGTGGAAGCTGTAAAAGAATTAAGCGATAAAGTAGATAGTCACGAAAAAACTATAAAAGAATTAATTAGTAGAATCGTTAAACTTGAAAACAAGTAATTATGGCAATTCTAAAAGAATCTACAATAGATACTTTAACTGCTGGAAGAGGTAATAGCCAAGTAGCTTCTAATACAGCTTTTGGTATAAATACCCTCAAGTTAAATACTACTGGATACCAACAAACAGCAATTGGAATTGAAGCTTTATCAACTGCTACCACTGGTCAGGAAAATACTGCTATTGGGGCCTATGCTGGTGATGCGATAGCTGGAGGAAATAATAATATAGCTATTGGATTTAATGCCCTAACAGCCGTTAATAGTGGATATAGAAATATAGCTATTGGACAAGCTGCTTTAGGAGCTCAAACTACTAGTAACCAACTTGTAGCTATCGGAGCTCAGGCGGGTAGATGCGTAACAACAGGAGCAGGAAGTAGTATATTTTTAGGTTGGAGATCAGGATTTTCAAATACTGATGGAGGGCAATTCGTTGGCGTAAAAGCTGGATACAGTACTACAACTAATGGCACTATAGCAGCAGTAGGATATTGTGCTATTAGCGTTAGTAATCCTACTCAAAACTGGCCTGTAGCAGTTGGCACTTGTGCTCTACGTCAATTAACTGGTGGGTATATTGCTGCTGTAGGGTTTTGTGCTGGAGCCACTAATACATCAGGTATATCTAATGTCTTTATTGGAACTTTAGCTGGTAAAAGTGTAGTAACTAACCAAGACCAAATGCACGTTGGAGATTCAGCCGGATGCTCTTCAGCTACAAACCGCTCTAACTTTTTAGGAGCATCCGCAGGTATGAGCTCTACGGGATATGCCGCTAACGTTTTAGGTTATTGTGCTGCTGGAGCTGATACTAATAATTGTCAATCAGTAAATATTGGATATAGAGCAGGTTTTGGTCCTACATCTAGTTGTAGAACTTTATTTTTAGGAGCATGTAGCCAACCCAGTACTGGAAGATCTGTAAGTATTGGCTTTAAAGCTAGAGGCGGACAATGTAACGAGACTACTTCAGTTGGCCTCTGTACTGGTAATGCTTTAACAACTGGTAACTGTAATGTACTTATAGGACACTATGCGGGTTGCGCTATAACAACAGGTTATGGAATTAACATAATAGGATATAAAGCAGGTCTTGCTATGACCACCCAGAAAAATACTAATATTATTGGAGCTTGTGCTCAAGAATTATATAATCTGCGAGATATAATTGCTGTAGGAGCCGGTTCACAAACCTCCAATAATGCTAATCACACAGTTTGGGGAACTGCCTCCAATAACGTATGTAACTGTATACAACTCCAATGGGCTACCCCCTCAGATTGTAGAGATAAAACAAATATAGAACCTTTAGATCCTAAATTAGGACTACAATTTTTAAGTAAAATTCGTCCTGTAAGTTTTAACTGGGATAATAGAGATTTATATGTAAAAAAATGTGGTTTTGAATACGGTAAAAAAGATGGTACATTAACCGGAGATAAAGAAAGGTATGGTATTATTGCTCAAGAAGTTTTACAAATTTTAGATAACCTAGATGTAAATTGGGATGGGGTACAGGGAACAAAAAAATCTTATAGAGTAAAGCACGATCATTTCTTTGCTTCTTTAGTAGCTGCTTTACAAGAATTATCTCAAGAAGTAGATACTATAGAACAACAAATCCTCCAATTAGAAAAATAATATGGCTAGTTTACAAGAATCATTTGTTAATTGTAACAGATTAGGAAAGGGCAATAATAGCTTATTATCAAACACTGTTTTTGGCAGATGCTCTTTAGCTAGTAATTCCACAGGTACTCTTAACACAGCAGTGGGATATTTAGCACTTTGTTCAAATACAACAGGTGTTGGCAATACCGCAGTAGGAGCTCAAGCCATGAGAAATAATACCATTGGTGTTAGAAACACTTCTATTGGTATATCTAATTCTAGATTAAATACATCTGGAGAAGATAATACCTCGGCTGGTGGTTTTGCACTTTATAGAAATACTTGTAGTAGAAACACAGCTATAGGCCATATATCACAACAAAACCGAACAACTGGTAATGGTAATACTTCAGTAGGCTTTAGATCTATGTATGGTGTAAACGGCACCACCACCGGGTGTGGGAATACTACCATTGGTCAATTCTCAATGGAAGATATCACATCTGGAAACTATAACACAGGTGTTGCTAGTCTTTCAAATGTAACTTCAGGTCTCCGCAATACAGGAATAGGTGCATTTAATCTTACGAACTTAACCTCAGGATGCGATAATACAAGCTTAGGAGCTTATGGTAGTTGTGCTTTAACTACAGGCTGTTATAATACACATGCAGGCTGGGCTTCCTTTAATAAAGCAACTACAGCTAAATTTAATACAGGTGTAGGGCAAAGGTCTCAATGCTGTATAACCACGGCATGCTATAATACATCAATGGGTACAAGTGCTTTAGGCACTATAGCCACAACAAACCATAGTACTGCTTTCGGTAGAGGTGTTTTACAAAGTGCTACTTGTAGTAAAAACACAGCTGCAGGTGAATATGCAGGATGTTCGGTAACAACTGGAACTGATAATACACTTATGGGCTATAAAGCTGGGATAAGTATTACAACAGGTATAGGTAATACAGTATTAGGGGATTTAAGTTTATCCAGTACTACAACAGCTGGTTGTAGCACAGCCATTGGTAATAGTGCTATAAGAGGTCCTTCTACAGGAGGTAAAAACGTTGGTTTAGGTGTCGCCGCGGGAGAAAACGCTGCCACAGGTACTACAGATCTTGTTGCTATTGGCTTTAGATCAATGTTCTATACATCTAACGGTGCTGCAAAAACTACTAGTATCGGCTGTAGAAACAATATCTACCCTACTCGTTGTTGTGTTACCACTATTGGAACCTATACCGGAGCTCCTGCAATTTGTGAAACAAGATGGCAGGGTAGCACATGCAATTGTGTTTATGATGATTGGTATGCAGTATCAGACCAAAGAGATAAAGCAAATATTAAAGACTTAAATCCTAAATTAGGTTTAGAATTTATTAAAAAGTTAAAGCCTGTAAGCTTTAATTGGGATCAAAGGGAAGAATACGTTAGAGAATGTGGCTTTGAATTTGGACAAAAAGATGGGACTTTAATGGTTAACCATAAAGAATATGGTTTTATAGCTCAAGACATTAAACAAGTCCTCAGCGAACTTGGTTTAAGATGGGATGCTCTTAAAGGAAAAGAAGAAACTAAGTACACTTTACAGCATAGTGCTTTAAATGCTAGTGTGACTAAAGCAATCCAACAACTTTTAGAAAAAGTTGAATATTTAGAAAGTAAAACATTAATCTTAGAATCTAAATAAATGGCAACTTTACTTAAAAGCTCAGTAAACGGGATATGTGTTGGTCGAGGTTCTAACAACTGCACAGGAACTACCGCAATTGGGATTAATGCTCTACAAAATATTGCTAATGTTGTCAATAGAGGCTGTTTTAATACAGCTGTAGGATATAATGCTCTAAGATGTAATGGTACTGCTGACTTTGGCTTAAGAAATACTGCTGTAGGACATATGGCATTATGTGCCAACACAGGCGGAGGTTGCAACACTGCAGTTGGATCTAGTGCTTTAAAAAGTAATTTAACTGGATTTTGTAATACTGCAGTAGGTTATAAAGCCTTGTATGCCAATACCGGATGTTACAATACAGCTTTTGGTTCTTCAGCATTACAAAACAATACAACAGGTTTAAGAAATACAGCAATAGGACACCAAGCTATGAATGGGGGAGTTACACCTACAGGTAATAATAATACTGCAGTAGGAACCCTCGCTTTAAGAAATAATACATCAGGATATGAAAACACAGCAATAGGATTTAATGCATCCTATAGAAATACTACAGGAATTAGAAATACAGCTTTTGGAGCTAACGCTTTATGCAATAACTGTGTTGGTGTCAGTAATACAGCTTTTGGATACGCTGCTGCAAAAGAAGTGAGTAATTCTTCAGGACGAGTTACCGCGTTTGGCTCTAGAGCAGCCCAGCGTATTAATGGTAGAGCTAATACAGCAGTTGGATTTAAAGCACTTTATGGCGCTGCCTCTTCTACAGGATACCAAAATACTGCTTTTGGAGCTTGTTCTTTAGCTTCTATTTCTACAGGAAAAGCTAATGTAGGTTTTGGCTTTAAGGCAGGTAGTTCTCTAACTACAGGTAACTTTAATACTATGTTTGGTTCATTAGCGGGCTGTACCGTAACTACTGCTATAGGAAATGTTATGGTAGGCTATAAAGCAGGTATAAATCAAGTAACTTCTGACACAGGCACAATTGCTATTGGCTCACTTGCCGGTTATCTTAGCAGTTGTGCTGCTGGTAATCTAATTGAAATGATGATAGGATTTTGTGCAGGTAAAGATAATACCTCATGTGGTAGAAATACCTTTATAGGAGCTCAATCAGGATTTGGCCTCTCAGGAGCCTCTAATACTGCTATAGGGTATAGAGCAGGATATTCCCCTTCTTCTGCTACCTATTACAATACTTGCAACACTTTCGTGGGTTCATGCGCTTACCCTACTTTTAATGCCCAAGCTTTTAGTCACGTAATAGCAGTTGGACATAATTCTCGTCCTGATGGAATAACGGGTCATACAATGTGGGGTGCTTCTTTTAATACTGTTTTAAATGAAGTAGGAACAGCTTGGTCAAACGTTTCAGACTACAGAGATAAAGCAAATATTAAAGACTTAAATCCTAAATTAGGTTTAGAATTTATTAAAAAACTACGTCCTGTAGCTTTTAACTGGGATGTTAGAGATAATTACGTTGAAAAGTGTGGCTTTGAATTTGGTAAAAAAGACGGTACATTAGCTCAAGAACAAGAGGAATATGGGTATATATCACAAGAAATCCGCGATATATTAACAGATTTAAATGTAAAATGGGATGCTATTGGAGATAATGGTAAAGTAGTTAGACTACAATCATCTAATTTACATGCTTCACATATAAAATCAATCCAAGAATTACACCAAAGAATAGTTTCTTTAAAAGAAAAAATAACAACCTTAACTTAAAATTTGGATTTATTAAATAATTTTATTATATTATAGAATATGGAAAATGAACCCCCCCTACCACCACCAGATTATTTAGCTATTATAGCTAATTCAAATAGTGAAATTTCAGTTATACATTCTATTATAGAGGGTAGTTTATGGATATATGCTACACAACAAGAAAAAACAGATGCAGTAGCTCGTCAAAAAGACTATTTAGATATTATGATGGGCAATTACTGGTTTAGAGATAATATTACCCTCGAGTACTCAGCAAGTATTGCTGAGGCTGTAAATTCAGCAAGCATTTATATTAATAATTAATAATTTATGGTAAAAAAGGTTTTTTATAATAGTTCTTTACCTAGAGCAGGTTCAACACTTATTCAAAATATACTAGCTCAAAACCCCGAAATTTATAGCTCTCCTACTTCAGGAGTATTTTCATATGTTGATGCTTTAAGAACTATTTACAGCACTGATCCGGCTATTCGAGCACAAGATGAACAAGTAATGGAAAACGCTTTTAGGGGAACTATTAAAGGCGCTATTTATGGGTTTTATAATTCTATTACAGATAAACCCTATATACTCGATAAAGCAAGAGCTTGGAATTCAGAATTAAATTTTATAAATTTTTATGATTCTGAACCTAAAGTTATTTGCATGGTTCGAGATTTAAGAGCAGTATTTGCTTCTATGGAGAAAAAATACAGAGCAAATCCTGAAAAAAATCTAGGAATAGCTGATTGGAATGGGCTAGTAGGTACTAACTTAGATAAACGAATTATATACTGGTCTAATAACCCTCCTATTGGCCAAACTCTAGATCGTTTATATGATTCAATTTTAACTAAACAACACGAAAAAGTGTTATTTATTAAGTTTGAAGATCTTTGTACAAATCCTAAAAAAGAATTAAAACGAATTTACTCTTATTTAGGGTTAAAGGAATTTCAACACGATTTTGACAATGTTGAACAACTAACAGTTGAAGATGATCGAGTACATGGTGTGTTTGGGGATCACGTTATTAGAAAAAAAGTTGAATTACCTAAAGAAGATTTTGAAGAAATTTTAGGTGAAAAAGGTTGTAAGTTAGTTACAGATGGTTATCCATGGTTTTATGAATTATTTGAATACAAAATATGAAAGTAGGTTTTCAAGAAGAAGTTAAAGAAGAAGTTAAAGAAAAGTATATAGTTTGGCATATTGAAGGAGGATTAGGTAAAAATATAGCAGCTACCTCTCTTTTATCAACTATTAAAAAAACATACCCTGATAGAAAATTTATCATGGTAGCATCCTATCCTGAAATATTTTTGAACTTCCCAGAAGTTGACAGAGTGTACCCCGCAGGTAATTCTCCTTATTTCTACCAAGACTATATTGAAGATAAAGACACAATAGTTTTTAGACATGAAGGATATTTTCAATCAGGTCATATCAATAAACAGCAGCACCTAATTCAAAGCTGGTGTGAAATTTTTGGATTAGAATACACAAACCAGCAACCTGTACTTCTACCTAATATGATTCAAAAACAATTCATGTTTAATTGGAATCGGGAAAAACCTGTAATGTTATTACATACTAACGGGGGTGCACTACAAGATACAAATTCATATTCTTGGACTAGAGATATGCCACCTGCGGTAGCTATGCAATTAATTGATAAATACTCTCAAGATTATCATATTATACAAATTTGTAAAAACTTAAACCAAGTATATTCTGGAGTAGAAGCTATTACTCAACCTTTAACTAATTTTGAATTAGTTTCAATTTTAGCAGTATCTCAAAAACGTATTTTAATTGATTCAAGTTTACAACATGCCGCAGCTGCAATGAAGCTCCCTTCAACAGTTTTGTGGGTAGGAACATCACCTAAAGTATTTGGTTATGAATTACATTCAAATATTAAGGCAAATCCACCCAAACATAAACCAAAACTTTTAACATCATATTTATTTGATTATGATTTTACAGGGGATGCTATTCAATGCCCCTATGATGATGTATTCGAAATGTTTGATCTTAAAAAAGTAACTGACACTGTAGATAGAACGTAAAAATTACTTGCTGGTTTAATTTACTGTTCGTATATTTAATTAAACAAGCATTGATTATAAAATTTAAATAAATGGCACACGAAAGTAATTCCCCTTATGTAAAATGGCATATAGATGAATTTAAACAAATTCAAAACACAACTTATAAAGTAACTGGATGGATTTTTCACCAAAATCGCGAAATTAAAAATATTTTAATTGGAGATTCTATTCTTACATATCAACGCATTTCCCGTCCTGATGTATGTCAAACTTATCCATATATTATTAATAATAATGTAGGATTTGAGCTTTTAATAGAAGAAAAAGATTTATATAAAACCCTTTCAGTAGTTTTTGAAGATAATACTGGAATAGTAAATATAGGAAATTTTAAAAATTTTATAACTAAATTTACTAATTTTCGTTCTATAACTAATAATGAATCTCTTACAGAAGACTATATTCTTAATTCTGGATTTAATAATCTTCATAAAGGAATCATGGTTGTAGATAATTTTTATAAAGATCCGGATGCTATAAGAGAATATGCTATCACAAATCTTACATTTAACTCTTCAGGGTATCACAAAGGAGAACGTAGTCAAGAACGTTTTATTTTAAATGGTACTAAAGAACGTTTTGAACAAATTATTGGACGTAAAGTCACTAATTGGGAACATCCTGAATATGCAAATGGTCGTTTCCAATTTTGTGTAGAAGATGACCCTATAGTATACCATGTAGATAATCAAACTTTTGCAGCTGTTGTATTTTTATCCCCTGATGCTCCTTTAGAAGCGGGAACGGCTACGTATAGAAGTAAAATTACAGGAGCTACTCGTTTTGAAGAATTTGACACTCCCGAATTTATTACTACTTTTAAAGGATATGGTAGTGAAATTAATTTTTACGATGGTTCAAGTTTTGAAGTTGTTGATCAAGTAGGTAATGTATACAATAGATTAGTAATTTGGGATGCCAAAACTATTCATGCCGCTACTAAATATTATGGTAATAATATTAATAATAGTAGATTTTTTCAATTGTTTTTCTTTGATGTTGAATAAAATACCTTAATTATGTATTTACCTACCCCCTATAAAATTGATTACGATACTAAAAAATATCCTTTTAGAGAAATTGTATCTAATATGCTTGAAATTAATAATAATCGTTTAGAAGATCTTCATCTTTTAGAAAATTATGGTTTATTATCTCGCGAACAAGATCAAAAAACTAAATGGCATAAAAAGTATTATGATAAATTTCAAACTGAATTTCTCTCTACTTATTTAAAATTAGTAAAAGAAATTAAAGAAAGATTTGAATACAAAGAAATCATATACCAACAAATTCCTACTTTTAGAGTTCAATTAGGGGACGGTAATGTTGCTGTAGGAGAATGGCATAAAGATAAAACTTATGAACATAATGCTACTGAAGTAAATTTCTGGATGCCTTTTGTAAATACTAATGTATTCAATTCAATATGGACGGAAAGTTCCGAGGATAAAGGCGATTATAAGCCATATCTTGTAAATTATGGCGAGATATTGGTATTTAGTGGAGCTAATCTTTATCACGGGAATAAAAACAATGAAAGTAACGATACTCGTGTTTCTGTAGATTTTAGATTAGTAGATCCTAATAAATTTACTCCTAATTCTAAAGGTTCTATTAATATGAATACTGCATTTGATATTGGTGGGTATTTTGAAAAATTATAAATAAAATAATGGTTTATATAATTACCCCCTGCCTCCGCCCTTTTAATTTAGAGAAAATAAAACAAACAATTCCTTCTGAATGTCAGTGGGTTATCGTATATGATTCATCATTAAAACATGAGTACCATATTGAAGGTGCTATTAATTTAAAATCTCCATTTACGGGAGATGTAGGGTATCCTAATCGTAATCATGCTTTAGATACCTTAAATATGTCTGATAATGATTGGTTTTATATCCTAGATGATGATAATCTTATCCACCCAGATTGGTATGAAACTGTAAAACCTTATTTAGAATCTGAGGTTAATATGATTAATTGGGGGCAATGTTTTTATAATGGCATTTCTCGTTCCAATGCTTCAGATAACTTAACCCAAGATAGAGTAGATTCCGCTCAGTATATGATGAGGTGGGGTGCTGTTAAACCCCTTAGATATTCCTCTCATTATGAATCAGATGGTGATTATGCTAATAATGCTGCTAAATTATGTTTAGGAAATATTTTGAAAATAAACCAAAATATTTGTTATTATAATGCTTTAAGAAGACATAAAGATCCGGACCCAGCACGTACTCATATTGTAATGATTTCGATGTTTAAGAACGAAGCTCATAACATTAGACAAATGTTAGAGTCTTGTTACAAATATATTGATTTTTGGGTTTTACAAGATAATGGTTCTACAGATGGTACACCCGAAATAGTAAATGATTTCTTTAAAGACAAAGATATCCCTGGATTTATTTATAAAGTTGAAGAAGGATGGGTTGGATTTGGGTGGAACCGTGACCACTTACTCCAAAAATGTTTAAATACCGATCATGGGTGTGATTGGATTTTAAAAATGGATTGTGATGAAACTCTTGAAGTAGATACCACAAATACAATTGATCCTAATGGTTTTGATTGGAGTATATTTTGGAGTACAGATATTCAATCGTTCAATGTCGTAGCTGCAGGGGGTGGGATAATATATTATAGAACCTGGATTTGGAATGCTAAACTACCATGGAGATTTAACCATGATACAGCACACGAAACTATTTATTTAGACGTTGATTATCTTGAAGATAAACAAGTATTTGAACGTGTACCTTTACCTAAAGGATTTAGGCAAGTAGGACATAATACTGGCCAAAGTTGGAGTGTACCTACTAAATTTTTAACTGATGCACTTGTATTTGAGGAACGTTTAATTCGTGAAAATACATTACTTGAAAATAGATATCATTTCTTTTATATAGGAAAAAGTTATGAAGATACTTATGAAGGAGACTTTTTCCCATTAGGTAGAGCCCATTCAGAAGAATTTGCCCGTAGATGTATCTTTTATTTTGAAGAATTTGTTCACCAAACTCACGACTTTAAAAACACTAAAGAAGCTAAATGTATGGATGAAATGAGTTATCATGCTGTATGTGGGATAGCTAGAGCTTATAAATTTTTAGGTAATATTAATAAAGCTATTTTTTATTACCAAAAAGCTAATAATTTTTGCCCTCGACGTAACGAACACTGGGTTGGGTTAGCTGAAAGTTATAACTTAATAGAAGAATATAATAAAATGTTAGAAATAACTAATATATTAATGTCCCCCGAAAGAACTTGCCCATTCCCCGATTTAGTATTTTTAATTAATACTAATTTATACCATGATACTGGTAAATATCCTGAATATTTACATAACATTGCCTTACAAAATTCTAATAATTAATTTATGAAAAATATCCCTACAGAAGATCCAAAACACCATTGGTCATTTTTAAATGTAAAAGATAAGCTTGTATTAGATATGGGGTGTTCTTTTTATGAAGCCTACTATAACCCAGGCATGCTAAGTTCGGCTGAATGGTTTATCGAAAATGGTGCTACCCAAGTAATTGGATTTGATGGTGATCCTGAAGAAGTAACTAAATATAATATAGTTTACAAAAACGACCCACGTTATGAGGTATTTGAACTTTGGTTAGACACCCCAGGCCACATTAAAAAACTTCTTGAATTTAATCCTCAAGTTATAAAATGCGATATTGAAGGAGCTGAAATTAATTTCTTACCTATTACTAAAGAAGAAATGGATTGTGTTGAAGAAATTGCTTTTGAATATCATGATATAGCTACCCGTGAAATGTGTGAGAAAAAACTCCCAGAATGGGGTTTTGATTATATTGAACAATTTTCTATTTTAGATAGACACCCCGATAACCAAGGAGTATATTATGGTCGTAAATCACAAGGTAAAAAAACAAAAGTAGTTAAATTATCTATTAAAAAAGAAGAAACACTTAAGGAAATTGTTCCAATTTTAAAATCTAAAAAAGCAAAAGTTCCTAAAGTTCTTTATATAGGACCGGGTAATCCCCATCTTGAATCTATACATAATAAAAATTTTGAAGACACTTCATTAGATGTTAAATATCTTTCTAATGATGATAATATTAATGAAATTATATCTTCATTCCGTCCCGATTCTATTGTAACTATTGGTGAAAGTGATTCTCAATTCCCCAATTTACATAATAATCTATATGATGTAAGGAAACGTTGGTTTAATGGAACAGAAGTTAATGATATAACTGGGCATAATGCTTATTATTGTGCTATGCACCAAATGCTAACTAATGATAATTCTAAAATGATTTCATATTTTACCCCTTCATATAATACTGGGGTAAAAATCTATGATACTTATATGTCCCTAAAAGCTCAAACTTATCTTGATTGGGAATGGGTTATTGTAGATGATTCAAATGATAATGGTAAAACTTTACAAATTATTAAAAATATAGCATCAGTTGATCCTCGAGTTAGAGTTTATAGTTTTGAAGAAAAAAGTGGTGGAATAATAGGTGAAGCTAAATATAGAGCAGCTAGTTTATGCCGTGGTTATTTATTAGCAGAATTAGATCATGATGATTTATTAACAGATAATTGCACTATGGATTTATATGATGCAAGCCAAGCATTCCCAGATGCTGGATTCTTCTATAATGACTCGGTAGAAGTAAATCAATTTTTTCAATCTCTTACTTATGGAGGAGAATTTGCTTTAGGGTATGGTAAATACGAAAAAGTCCAATATAAAAATTATCTATGGGATGTAGCTATTACTTGCAACATTAATCCTAAAACAATCCGTCATATTGTAGGTATCCCTAATCATGTTCGTGCATGGAGAAGAGAAACATATTTTGCTATTGGGGGACACAATCGTGAACTATCCATAGCAGATGATTACGAATTAGTAGTAAGAACATTCCTCCATACTAAAATGGTTAAAATCCCTAAACTTGGATATATCCAGTTTATTCATGCTAAAGGTAACGAACAAAACTCTCACGATATAGCACGAGCCGATATTCAACGACGTGTAAGAACTATTATGGAACACTACAATGAAGCTATTGCTAAACGATTTGAAGAATTAGGAGTAGAAGATTGGGTATATAATCAAAAAGATACATACCCTTGGGAAGTTCCTTGCCGCTGGGGTAATGAAGAAGGTTACGTTAACGAGATTTTTTTAAACAAATAACTAAATATTTATAAACATATGGAAACAAAAGTTTTAACACAAAAAGAACTTACACAACTAAGAGATCTTCAAAATCAACAAAATGATATTTTAGCTGGACTAGGTTCACTTGAATATAGAATTACTTTATTAGAGAGTAATAAAGCTATTTTAAAATCACAAATAGTTGAACTAGAAAAAACTAGTGCTGATTTAGGAGCTCAATTAACCGAAAAATACGGAAGTGGTAACCTTAATTTAGAAACAGGTGAAATAACCATAGAATAAAGTTTTTAAACTTTTAGTTGTATTTAATGGTTTTATAAAGATTTTTGATAAAATTTCATATATTTATAATAAAATTAAAAATACAACTATAAAATGGCAGAAACTTTAATTTCACCTGGGGTATTAGCTAGAGAGAATGACAATTCATTCGTTACACAGCAACCCGTAACTGTTGGAGCCTCAATCATTGGCCCAACCGTAAAAGGCCCTGTAGAAATTCCTACAGTAGTTACTACTTACTCAGATTATTTAAATAAATTTGGTGGTACTTTTTTAAGTGGTGGTCAAGAATATAGCTACTTAACTTCAATTGCGGCCTATAACTATTTTCAACAAGGAGGTCAAAGCTTAATAGTAGCTAGAGTAGTTTCAGGATCATTTGCTTCCGCTACTTCATTTGATGCTAATGCTTCTGGAACATTAGGTATAGCTAGTGGTTTAGGATTCACAACCGCTTCGGCTACATTAGGTATTACCCCATTTTCAGCTAGTTATGCTCTTGTAGGATCTAGTTCTTATAATATAAACGGTATTAATTTTAATTTTACTGGTAGTGCTCAAGCTAATACAAGTACTCAAATTAATATTAATGCTTCTTCTTTTACTACCCCCACTACTTTTGCATCCGGAGCTGTATTAGCTCTTAATGATAGTTCCTCAGTAGCGCTATACACCTCTTCTTTATCAGATATTTCAGCTTCAAATAGTGTAGCAACCCTTAACTTATTTGCAGAAACTGCAGGTGTAGGTGGTAATAGTTATTATTATACTTCGGGAAGTACAACTACTTTCTTTACAGGTGGAACTAATACTGTATCATTTACTCTTAAAACTATCTCAGAAGGTACCATCATGAACAACTCAGGTTCACTAGGTACTAATGGTATTTTAAGCAGCGGTTCAGCCGATAACGTAAGATGGCAAATTTCTAACGTAAATACTGGTTCAGGTACATTTAGTTTATTAGTTAGACAAGGTGACGATACAACTACAGAACCCATTGTTTTAGAAACTTGGACAAACCTATCACTTGACCCTACTCAAACAAACTTTATTTCTAGAGTAATTGGTGATAGTGTTAAAGTATATGATGCCGCAGAAAACTATGTTGAAATAAACGGAAATTTCCCTAATCAATCTAGATATGTTTACGTAAGTGCAGTTAATTCCCCAACTCCTTATTACTTTGATAATAACGGAACTGCTAAAAGTGCATTCACCTCTTCTATACCAATTGTATCACAAGGTACTTTTACTGGTGCTACTGGTGATTTATTCTATGGTGGTGGAGCTAAATTCTACAACTATATTTCGGGATCAACAAACCTACAAGGTATTGATGCTACTGACTACGATGATATGATTGATCTAATGACTAACCAGGATGATTATCAATTTAACGTAATCACAATCCCGGGCTTAAACATTGCCGATAACGCAACTCAAAATACTGATTTAGTAAATGTTGTTCAATCTAGAGGTGATGCTATTGCGGTATTAGATACTAGACCTTACGGTGCCCAAATTTCTCAAGCTACAACCTCTGCTCAAACAATTAATAGTTCATACGCTGCAACATATTGGCCTTGGCTCCAAACAATTGATCCAGGAACTGGTCAACTTGTGTGGGTACCTGCCTCTACGATGATTCCGGCAGTATATGCGTTTAACGACAGTGTTTCTGAACCATGGTTCGCTCCGGCGGGTATTAACAGAGGCGGTTTAGATACCGTAGTAAGAGCAGAAAGAAAACTTTCACAAACAAATCGTAATGACTTGTATATAGGTAATGTAAACCCAATTGCTACATTCCCCGGAACTGGAGTTGTAGTATATGGACAAAAAACATTACAGAAAAAGTCATCTGCACTCGATCGTGTAAATGTACGTAGATTGTTAATTGCTCTTAAGTCTTACATTTCTCAAGTAGCTAATAACTTAGTGTTTGAACAAAACACAATCGCTACAAGAAATCAATTCTTAAGCCAAGTTAACCCATATCTTGAATCAGTTCAACAACGTCAAGGTTTATACGCATTTAGAGTAATTATGGATGATTCTAATAACACTCCGGATGTAATTGATAGAAACCAGATGATTGGTCAGATTTATCTACAACCAACTAAGACTGCTGAATTTATTTACCTAGATTTCAACATCTTACCAACAGGAGCTACTTTCCCAGCATAAGAGTTGTAATTAACGATATTTATAATAAAATAAACAATATAGCAAAATGGCAGTATTAGACCCAAACGAAATATTTTTCACAGCGTTTGAACCCAAACAGGCGAACCGCTTTATCATGTATGTAGATGGTATCCCCGCTTACACAATCAAAGCAATTTCAGCTGTTACTTTTGAACAAGGTGAAGTAGTACTTAACCACATCAACGTATACAGAAAGGTTAAAGGTAAAACTACCTGGTCAGATTTAACAATGACATTGTTTGATCCAATCACCCCTTCTGGAGCTCAGGCAACAATGGAATGGCTTCGCCTACACCATGAATCAGTAACAGGACGCGATGGTTATTCAGATTTCTATAAGAAAGACTTAACTATCGATATTTTAGGACCAGTAGGTGATATCGTTTCTGAATGGGTAATTAAAGGAGCATTTATTAAAGGTGGTAACTTTGGTGAATATAACTGGGATACAGAAAACCAAGCCGTTAATATATCATTAACAATTGGTATGGATTACTGTGTACTAAACTTCTAATAAAAGTTTACATAAAATTAAATTTAAGCTTGGCTATGCCAAGCTTTTTTTTTATATTATATGTATAATAGACAAACTAGTTTTATTAAATAAAAATTTATGAGCGAATTTAAAATTCCAACCGAAATGGTTGAACTACCTTCAAAAGGTTTATTATACCCCGAAGGAAATCCTTTAAGAGAAGGAAAAGTAGAAATGAAATACATGACTGCTAAAGAAGAAGATATTCTTACTAACCAATCCTACATCAAACAAGGCATTGTACTAGATAAACTATTACAATCTCTTATTGTAACTAAAATCAATTATAATGATTTAATTGTAGGTGATAAAAATGCACTTATGGTTGCCTCTCGTGTTTTAGGTTACGGTAAAGATTATGATTTTGTTTATGATGGTGAATCTTATGTGATTGATTTATCTACTATTGAAAATAAACCTTTTGATAAATCTTTAATTACAGAAGGAGTAAACGAATTTTCTTATACGTTACCCAATTCAGGGATTAATTTAACTTTTAAAATCCTTACAAATAGTGATGATAAAAAAATTGATGCCGAACTAGCTGGTTTAAAGAAGATTAATAAAGATTCTTCACCCGAATTATCTACACGCTTAAAATACATCATTACCTCAATTGAAGGTGATAGAGAAGCTAAAACTATTCGTGAATTTGTAGATAATCATTTACTAGCTCGTGATTCAAGACTACTTAGAGAATACATCCGTCAAGTTCAACCTGATGTTGATTTAACATTTATTACAAATAGCGGTGAGGAGGTCGCTATCCCAGTGAACCTGAGCTTTTTTTGGCCTGACGCCTGAAATAGCACCACAAGTAAGAATGAATTTATTCACTCAAATCCATGAAATAATATTTCATGGTAAGGGTGGTTATGACTGGAATACAGTCTATTCAATGCCTATATGGCTAAGGAAGTTTACTTTCTTTAAAATACAAGAATTTTATAGCGAAGAATCTAAATCAGCTGAACAAGCAGGACAAGGTAAAAATAAAATTACTGCGGTTGACCCATCAGGTAAGGTAAATACCCCAGCATTTATGGGCGCCTCTAAAGCATACAATAAAACAAGTTATAAATAAAAACATATTTATCTAATATTTATAATAAATGCTTTAGATGACCAACGATCCAAAACAACAATTAGCTGAGCTAGAAGATCTTAGAAAGAAGTACGAACAACTTACTAAGCAGCAGGCTGCTTCATTTGATACGTCTACCCCTCTAAAAATGAAGGCTGCGATTCAAAGTATGACTGCTGCTTTAGACGAGGCTAAAGATAGGATTTCTGAACTTTCTGAAGGATTTAAAGGAATATATGATCTTAATGTTGCTATATTAAGTGAATTAAAAAAAGGTTATGATGCTACTAGTTTAGCTACTAAAGCTCAAAATAAACTTCTTGATATTAGTCAAAAATTAAAATATGATCAACAAGGGTTAGCAGATTTAAATAAAAAACAATTATTAGCTATACAGGCTAAACAAAAAATAGCTGAACAAGATTTTAGAGAACAAGCTGAAAGATTAGCTAAAGAAAAAATTGGACTTAATTATGCTAATAGTTTCAATGTAGCTACAATTGAAAAATTAAAATTACAAGGTAAAATTAATGATCAAGAAGAAGCTATATTAAGAGCCGCTACTGAATCATACCAAAATAATTTTGATACAAATTTTCTTTTAGAAAAACGTATTAAACAAGAAGAAAGAATAGAAGAATTAATGGGTTTGGGGGGTGTTATTCTTAAAGGAATTGAACAAACCCTTAGTAAAATCGGTTTAGGTGGTTTAGCTAGCTCTTTAGGTTTAGATAGTGCATTAGAAAAAATGCGTGAATTATCTAAAGAAATTGAAGAAGCTAGTGGTGCTACTCTTTCTTTTGCTGATAAAATTAAAGTACTTAGAACAGGTTTTACTGAAATTAAAGATAATGTTAGAGAATCTTTAACCGATCCTTTAAGTATAGGCATATTCTTAGCCACTCAAATAACTGATGCATTCTTATCCGTAGATAAATCTACAGGTGAATTAGCTAAAAATTTTGGTATTTCTTATGAAGCAGCCTCAGGTTTATCAGATGAATTAAATACAGCGGCTAATGCTTCTTATTTACTTAATGTTAACACTCAGGGTTTAACAGAAGCTTTTATAACTTTAAATAATCAATTTGGAACTTTTGCTCAAATTAGTGACGAAGCTTTAATTACATTTACAAGATTAACTAAAGAGGCTGGATTATCTGCGGAATCAGCAGGTATGTTATTTAGAACTACAGTATTAACTGGTAAAGAAGTAGAAGGTACAACTAAAGAATTTTTAGGTGAAGCCACAGCTTTAGCAAATGCTAATGGAATTGCTTTAAATCAAAAACAAATACTAGAAGAAGTAAAAAATACATCTCAAGCTACTTTACTTTCTTTAGGGGGTCAACCCGCTAAAATAGCAGAAGCTATAGTGCAAGCTAAATTATTAGGTGTTAATTTACAACAGGTAGAAGGAATAGCTAGTTCTTTACTTCAATTTGAATCTTCTATATCAGCTGAACTAGAGGCTGAACTATTAACTGGTAAAAACCTTAACCTAGAAAGAGCAAGATTAGCAGCTATCAATAATGATTTAGCAACTGTAGCTGAAGAAATTGCTAAACAAGTAGGAACAGCAGCTGAATTTACTGCTAGAAATGTTATTCAACAGGAAGCATTAGCTAAATCTGTTGGAATGACTCGTGAAGACTTAGCTAAATCTTTAATCGAAAGAGAAGCATTAGTTAAATTATCAGGAGTTGAAGGTAAAACCGCTCAAGAAAGATTTAATAATTTAGTTAAAGAAGTAGGTTTAGAAGAAGCTAAAAAACAATTAGGTGATGAAACTTTAGCTAATCAATTAGCAGGCCAATCAATCCAAGAAAGATTTACAGCTTCTATAGAAAAATTAAAAGAAGTATTTGTATCTTTAGCTGAACCTTTAATACCTGTATTAAATATATTTGCTCAAATTGCTGAAATAATAGCTCCTATAGCAGGTTATATAGGACAAATAGTAAAATGGACTGCACAATTAGGGAAATATCTTATTCCAATATATGGTTTATATAAAGGAATTCAAGTTGTACAATTAGCAGGTTTAGCTGTAAATAGAGCTAATTATGCTTTAAAGGCTCTTCAAATGGGGCAAGAAGCTTTTATAACTCGTGAAAAAGGAGTTCAAGGGATTATGGACAAGCAAAGTTTCCTTGTTAGAGTAGCTTACAATGCCCAATTATTAGCTGGATTACTTAGAGAACAAGGTATAGTAGGTATAAAAACTTTTGCTTTATCGTTAGATGAAAAAAGTCTTAGAAGAAAAATTATTTTAAAAAGTTATGAATTAGGTGAATTAGCCGTAGCTAGATTAAAATCTTTCTTTGGAAAACAAGAATTAACTAATGAAATTAAAACCCAAGCTGTTAAAAAAGCTGGACTCCGAAAATCTCTAGCAGATATGATTATGAAAGCTTACACCTCAGCTGCAGCAGCCCCAGTTATAGGATGGATTTTGGGTGGTGTTGCTGCGGCAGCTGCTGCGGCTATAGGTTATAAATTCTTACAAGGTAATGACGTTATATCTCAAGGATATGGTAAACGTACTCTTATGGCTCCTGAAGGCGCTATCCAACTAAACGATAAAGATACAGTAATAGCAGGTACTGATTTAGGAGGAGGTACCCAACAATCCTCTGGTGGTAGTTCTGTAAACATGGCTCCTTTAGTTGCTGAATTACAAGCTATTAAAACTCTACTTAATACAGTATTAAATAAAGAAGGTACTATCAGCATTAATGGCACTACTGTGGCTACTGCTATTTATCCTGACATTCAAAGAATGTCTAGATTAAAAGACTTTAAAACTCAATAATTTTTAATATTTATAATAAAATCTTAAATTAATAAACATGGGACTATTAGATAAATTAACAATACAAGGTTCTAACTTAACACCCTATGATGGTAAAACTCCAAAAGTTAATCCACTAGCTACTAAGCAATCTAAATTACATGCTGATGGTAATCAAGCAGGATATTCTTTAGACGGTTCAGCAGCTTCTATTGTTTCTAATGATTATACTGCGTATGATGATGGATACAATAATGCTTTACCACAACCATCACAGCTAGACCTTAACGGAAAAACTCCTTCTAAGTATTTAGACAATCCTCCAGGATAATATTAAATGCCTTTAGTAGATTTAGTAACCGATCTTAAAAGCCTCAAGTACGGTAAGGATACCCCTGGAGGCGGATATAGTGGACAACCCTATATCCAGGCTAAGATTCCAGATGGTTTAGAACCAAAATCTCCTGACTTTATTTTAAGGGGGGGTTACTTAACTGTAGGAGATTCTTTAACAGATATCAAAAGACTAACTAAAATGTTTTTTGATTTAAAGTCTCCTAACGGACTATTTTTTATTGCTAAACAAAACGTTTTATCTAATTCAGCTGCTCGTACTCAAACAAGTGGTGTATTAAATGAAGGTATTTATACTCCACTAAACACATTAGCTCAAGCGGGTGTTATAGCTTTTGGGGGTCACCTAAATAAACAAGGAATAAACCCATTTGCTCAAACAGGAGCTTATGCCCCCAATGAATATCTCTATTATAATAAAATAAATAAAGATAATTTAGATTGGATAAACTCTGGAGGAGCTACGTCACTAGATAATAGATTATTTGCTTTATACGAATCTCGAATTTTAAATAATGAAATTGGGGGTTACGCTAAACCTAATAATATTAACGTTGAACTAAAAAATACAATATTAACTTATAGAGGAGGACCTGGTTCTATATTGGGTGTAGGTCAAACAGACATTAGATTTGAAGATAATGGTAATAAAAGAACTGGTGTAAATAACGTACAACTTATTAATTCTGGATTCTTTGGAAAAAAACAACAACTTCCAATCCCAGGAACTCCTTTCTTTATTAATGTAATTGAAACCCCGAAAAATCCATCTGCTGGTAATTTTGATGTTTTTAAAAGACCTAATAGCAGAACAACTAGTTTATTTATATCTCCTTATGGAGTTAGTAATGCCTATGAATTATCTACAGATCAACTATTACCTCAAGGTCCTAATGGGTCTGGGTCTATAAGTATTGATGGAGGATATACTTTTAACCCTAGCTTTGCTTATAACATTTATAACCCAGGTACATTAACTCCTTATGACCCAGTAGTAAATAGCCAAAAGATAAGGCCTAATAGTAGAACAACTAGTTTATTTATATCTCCTTATGGAGTTAGTAATGCCTATGAATCAGCTACAGGTCAACTATTACCCCAAGATTCTAACGGATCGGGATCTATAAGTATTGATGGAGGATATACTTTTGATCCTAGTTTTTATAATAATGTTTATAATCCAGGTACATTAACTCCTTATGATCCAGTAGTAAATAGTCAAAAGATTTTAAAATCTGTTTTTAATGTTACTCAATCTGTAGCTGAAGGTGGTTTAAAAATTGATCCTGAAAAACTTTGGATTAAATCCCCTGAATACGATCCACCTGCTACTAATGTAAACACTCCTCAAAGTTCATCTTTTGCAATTTCTAATACAGGTATAATTGAACGTCAAAGTGTTTATACTTATAATAAAGCTTTAATAGAAAGTTCTAATGTAAACCGATCTTCAGGTGATCATTTATCTCCTAAAACACAAGATTTTAGAGCGGTATTAAGAAAAAAATTAGGAGAAACCACAGTAGAAGCTAAAAAAGCTACAGCTTTAGGTGCTACACCTAAATCTCTTTCTTATGATGTAGGTGAAAACCAAACAATCGAAGGTAGAGTTAATTTAGGGGACCCCGGAGCTAGATCAGGTAAAGATTATTCTTCATATACTAAAGGTATATCATATTCAGGCCCAGTCGCAGCATTAGATAAAATTAATGCTCTAAGAGTTTATACTAGTTATGGTGAAGGACCTAAAACTGGTCCTGAAGTAGATGATTTAATTACTTTTAGAATAGGTACTCTTTCAAATCTTAGCCCTGATATAGTTGATTATATACATTTTAGGGCATTTTTAGATAGTTTTACAGATTCTTACACAGGAGATTGGAGTGGGTATAATTATTTAGGTAGAGGTGAAAAATTTTATACTTATAATGGATTTGATAGAAAAATATCCCTAAGTTTTAAAGCTGCTGCTCAATCAAAACAAGAGCTTATTCCAATGTATAAAAAGTTAAACTTTTTAGCATCAAACTTAGCCCCAGATTATAGTCAAAATGGCTATATGAAAGGATGTTTTGTAACTTTAACAGTTGGTGGATATCTCTATGAGCAGCCAGGATTTATTACTAGCTTATCATACGATATAATAACGGAAATGCCTTGGGAAATAGCTATAAACGACACTGATAGAGATCAAGATCCAACAGTTAAACAATTATCTCATATGGTTAAAATAAATTCATTTGACTTTACCCCAATTCATAACTTTATACCACAAAAATTCGAATTAGGACCAGGTACAAATAATCAAGATCCTCTTATAGGAGATCAACAATATATTGCTTTAGCTAATCCTAATAATGGACTTACTAATTGGGGTGCTGAAAATGTGGAACTTTATCCTAGTGTAAACGGAATTTTTTAATTTAAATGAATAGATATCGAAATATTCCTATAATTAGAAGTACTACTAGTAAACAAATGTATGCTACTTCTCGCTATCCCGAAATACCTTTATCCTCGGATGATATCTATGTTTATACTACTCAAGGAGATAGATATGATATATTAGCTCTTCAATATTATAGTAATTCTTCTTTATGGTGGATTATAGCTATAGCAAACCCTAATACAGGACTTAATTCATTAGTTATTCCAGAAGGTATCCAAATTAGAATCCCTAGCGATTATACTAGCGTTATTACCCAATTTAATTTAATAAATCAGTTATGAATGTTGTCGGAGAAGCTGTTTCAGATTATATTTCTGAACAAATTAGAATTAGACAAAAAATATATGGATCAGCTAATGCTTCTACAAGACCTTTAGCCGAAACTCTATTCCTTAATCAAAGAATAGCATTTGTTAGATTAGTTTCAGGGGTCAATATAGATGATGCCTCAAAACTTAGAGGTGATATTAAAAATATTATTATCTCTAATAATTTAACAGGCAATAAATTAGCCTCTAAATTTACCCTATTTGCTGGTACCACTGAACGTGATACTAGTTTGAATACAGATTTCCAATCATCGGGAGTGATCCGTGATGGTTCTTCAATCAATAACGGAGCTTATGGTTTAGGTGGGTTAGATTTTGGTTTAAAACCTATGCCTGGTATAACCTCTGTAGACATTAAATCTGAAAATAGAGGTTCCTTAAGAACAGCTAATATAAAAATTAAAGCTTGGAATACTACTCAATTTGATATAATTGATCTTTTATATTTAAGATTAGGATATTCTATTCTTTTAGAATGGGGTAATGTTAGTTATGCAGGTAATAATGGTGAAATCCAACCAGATAATCCTTTTACTTTAGTTGACGGATTTTTATCAGGTGGGCCTTTCCAAGGTGAAAAAACCCCACAACCAACAACATCACCATTTCCCCCAGGTTCAGTAATTAAGGGGGGAATTGTTAATCCCTCTTTACCTACCCCAGTTGAAGGTACAGTTACTAGCAATTCTCAAGGAGAAGCTACTGTTACAGCTTTATTAGATAATATAGCCCGATATAGAAAAGAATCATCTGGTAACTATGATGCTTTTTATGGTAAAGTAATTAACTTTAACTGGTCATTTGCTGAAGACGGTTCTTATGATATTGATTTAGAACTTAGAAGTGTAGGAGATGTTGTTGAAACACTTCGAATGAATGTTTTAATTAATGATCCAAAAACCGAAGAAGAACAGCAAGAAGAAGAAACAGATGAAGAACCAACTATTGAATCTTATAAAGACAAAAATCAATTTGGTAGATTTTTTTATGAATGTACCCGCTTTTTAAAAAAAAATGGAGAATTTGCCCAATTATCTGAAATTAAAGCTTTAAAGGGTGTAGATGGTTCAAGTGCAGCTTTTCGAACGCAAGCTAAATATTATAAAAATCAAAATAAAACTACAGTTTTAATTAATCAAAGATTTAGTGGGTTAGCTGGAAATTATTTTTATCCTGAAGGGATATTAGAAGGTAGAGATATATTTAGTTATATACGTTTTGGTAATCTTCTTAGTTTTATTCAAAATAGTATTCTTCCTGTATATAAAAATGGAAATAGTCAAACCCCTTTAATTTTTATTGATTATAATACTGATACTAATTTAGCTTATTTTAACCCTTCTCAAATTAGTGCTGATCCTAGGGTTTGTGTTATTAATACTACTTTAAAGGGAACTTATGATAATAACCCCCAAACTTTTTATTATGGTGCTGGAGGAGACCCTTATGTAGTTGATATTGGAGGAATAAAAGTAGGTCAAATTATGAACATATACGTAAATATGCTTCATGTATTACAACTTATAAATGATAATACTACTGATGAAGGAACATCTTTAATTGATCTTTTAACTAATTTATGTTCTGATATTTCTTTAGCATTAGGAGGAGTTAATAATTTTGAACCTTTTATAGAAGAAGAAACTAATACTATTAAAATTATAGATCAAACCCCACTATCTGGAAGAGATTTAATATTACCTAAACTAGGAATAAAATTAATTAAAGATACAACAGCTATAAATTTATATGGTTATAAACCAACAGAAAACCCAGAAACAAAGGAACGATCATTTCAAGGTAATTTTGTTAGAAATTATGGTATTAAGACAGAATTAACAAATGCTTTTGCTACTACAGTAACTATAGGAGCCCAAGCTAGAGGTTCAGTTGTAGGAGAAAACTCTACAGCTTTATCTAAATTAAATGAAGGGTTAATAGATAGAATTAAACCTGAAATAAATGATAGTCCTTTACAAAATGCTAATTTATCTCTTGAAAATGATATATTTAAAATTAAAGACTCAGCAGGTAATTATTTAGATCCATATAATCAACCTTTATCTGAAACAGATACTAAATTAGCAGAACTTGAACAAAGATTTCCTAATGCTTCAAAAAATTATAATAAATTTGCTTATAATTTAAGTAATACATCTAATAAACCTTTACCATATTATGATGATACTGAAATAGATAATTATACTACAGTCTTATCAAATTTTCTTAAATATTCAGAAGCTAAATCAGCTATTAAAAATAACCAATCTTCGGGAGCTGAAGGATTTTTACCAGTAAGTGTTGAACTTACTTTAGATGGTCTTTCTGGAATTAAAATTTATAATGGTTTAAATATAGATACTAGATTTTTACCTTCTAATTATCCTGAAACTATGGACTTTTTAGTAAGCGGTTTAGGTCATAAAATAGAAAATAATATTTGGACTACCAATTTATCAACTGTAATGGTTCCTAATAATACAGTTCAAGCTGAAGATTCTTTATTTTTAATTTCTGCTCAAGAAGGTTCATTTAGAGTAGGATTTACCCCAGACGGTAATCCTATTGATATTCCTAATAGAGCTTTAGACCCTGCCCCAAAAATTAATCCTAATAAAATAGGAACAACTGCTTATGAAAATTCACCTGTAGCTAAAAGTTTAGCATCTAAAGGTTATAAAAACGCTTCTATCCCCAATAAAGAACTTGTAAGTATTAATTTTGCAGTAGGAGGTAATAATAGAAAACTCCACCCAGCTGCGGCTGCTGCTCTTAAACTTTGGGTAACTGATTTAACTAATAATAAAATCCCATATAACATTAGTAGTGCATATCGTGATTACGCTCAACAAGCAGGCTTAGCAGATACCCAAAAGGAAAGTGCAGCTCCTGCTGGTTCTTCTCCTCACGGATGGGGTGGTGCTGTAGACTTTGGTAATTTAAATAGATTAGTAGGAAAAAGTGTTGATCCTATTATAAATTTAAATGCTCGTGTTGCTTCTGCTACCGGTGGTAATAGTTATAGTCTTATAGCACAAATAGGAACTAGATATGGTTGGTATAATCCTTGGAGATTAAGTGATAATGCTGGGCGAGATGAAATTTGGCATTTTGAATATTGGGGACCTGTTAACAGTTAATTATGGCATACTATCCTAAATCTCAAGTTAAAACTAATTTATATGCTAACTTTGGAGAATATCTAATAAATTCTACAGGAGAACCTTATCAAGGTCCATATTGGAAAAATTCTAAGGGAGAATTTTATACTGGAAAAACTCCAAGTGATGTACCTTTCCAACAATTAACCCCTACTTTTGATCCAGTAAACGAATTTATATCCCCAGTTCCAGCAAACCCCATTTCTGAAGTAGTTACTACTGATTTAGGGTATATTTTATCTAAGGGTATAAGTATAGGTAACATAGATAATTATAGAGCTTTACCTACTTACATTTCGAACCCCCCTACTCAACAAGATTACCAGAATGGAGAATTTAGAAGATATTTTTGTAAAAAAGCAAATGAAATATTTTATTTAGAAATAGATAAAAACACATACGATAATTTAGTTGCGAAAAACCCTCAATACTTATGGCAACTATATCCTCCATTCAATTTACCTTGGCAAATTACTGGAATTCAAGAACAAGTAGCCCGTACTAATAAAAATATAGTAGATTTAACATCTCAAAGACTTAAATTACCTAGATTTGGAGATTACCTAAATAATAATTACCTTAAGTACTATAAATAAAGGGTAAATAAGTGTTTTGGTTAATAGAAAATAAAGGTCAACTAGAGGAGTTTTGCTATAAGGGTTTTAAAGAAGCGTTTGTGGAGATAATCCCATACTCTCCATTTATTCACCCAATCCAAAATTCCA